TTCGCTATGGCTTGAACGAAGCTTCCATAAAAGAGCGCATAAGGGATATTCAGCCGGATGTGGTTGGAGTGTCCTGCCTGTTTTCTTTTTTAGAGGAGAGCATGTACAATGTTTGTAGATTGGCAAAAGAAGTTGATCCAGAGGTACATACAGTGGTAGGAGGCGCTCATCCTACCGCACTTCCTGAAAAGATATTGGCGGATAGAAGCATAGATTTTGTAGTTTTAGGAGAGGGAGAAGAGGTTTTCCTTAGACTGTTGGAGGCATTACAGACAGGCGGAGATCTGAATGGTATAGGAGGCCTTGGGTTTAAGGCAAGAAAGAAGACTCATATAAATTTGAAGGATAGGTGCTGGATTAAAGATTTGGATCTGTTACCGTTTCCTGCCAGAGATTTACTGCCCATGGAAAAGTATCAGGATATTGGAGTGGCACATGGAACTCTAATAAGGAAACCTTATACTTCTGTAGTGACTTCTAGAGGGTGCCCTTGGAATTGCATTTTTTGTTCTGTTAGTCTTATACAGGGACAAAAATTTCGAACAAGGTCTGTAAGCAGTATTTTGCAGGAGTTGACAGAGTTGGTGAACGGACAGGGAATTAGAGAAATTTACTTTGAAGACGACAGTCTGCTAGCGGATAGGCAAAGGGCTTTGGGTATTTTTGATGGCATAATTGATAGAAAGCTGGATTTGGTTTGGTCCACTCCAAATGGTATTTCTGTGGATCACCTTGATGAAGAACTACTTAAAAAAATGAAAAATAGTGGGTGCTACAATATTTCACTGGCGATAGAGTCAGGTAGTCAATATGTCCTTGACAAGATCATTCGCAAGCCATTAAAACTTGACAGAGTTCCTTCCCTGGTGGACTTTGCAAGAAAGATAGGAATAGCAGTCAATGGCTTTTTTATCATAGGGTTGCCTGGAGAGACCAAGGAGATGATCTGGCAGACCATTGATTTTGCAGAGACCCTAGCTTTGGATAATTTGGGTTTTTTCATAGCCACTCCATATCCAGGTACTCGCCTGTTAAAAGAGTGCCAAAGAAAAGGTCTTCTTGTAAAAAATGCTCCCTACCTTAAATATAGATTTTCCAAAGGAGTGATAAGAACTAAGGATTTTACTCCGGAATGGTTGGAAGAGATCAGGAGTGTTGAGTGGAAAAGGATTACAGATAAAAATTTGGTGCAGAAAGCTTTTTAAAAAAGCTTTTTAGATTTCGTATAGGAGGACTCAGGATGTTTAAGAGATACAGATTGAAGCGAGAGATAGGCATGCTGGAGCTGGAGCAACGGAAGAGCCTCTTTGGCTACATCAATCAAAACATGCAGCAGCTTGCGGAGGCAAGCAACATAGTGCAAAAGGAAGAGGACTCTGATTGGATACTGCACGGCTCTGAGGCCGGATATCGGCCCACGGAAGAGGAGCACAGGGAGATGCTTGAGCAGGCCTACAGGCTGTGGCGCACCAATCTCCATGCCCGTGCCATCGTGCGCACGATGGTCAAGTTCGTTGTGGGCAAGGGTGCCAACATCATGCCCAAGGACAAGAACGAAAAGGTCAAGGAGATCATAGCGAACTTCAAGAGAGAGAGCTCCTCCAAAGAGAACATGGCGAAGAAGAGGAAATGGAACCTCAAGGAGAAGGAGATCTTCGTCCGCTTCTTTCGGGACGGTGAGGTCATTATGAGGCTGTTCAAGGGTGGTACAAATGAAGATGGCTTGGTGAAGATTCGATTCATCCGTCCGGGCAAGGTCAGGACGCCCACAGGCCTGAAGGTCGACGACAAGGATCTGCACAAGGGAGAGAAGGTCTCGTTTGGGATAGGGCACAATCCGGATGACGTGGAAGACTACAAGCATTATTACATTTGCGACGATCACGGGGAGCTTCAATCCAGGATTCCGGCGGAGGAGATCCTGCACTATAAGCTCTTTGCGGATGCGGACATGAAGAGGGGCATCAGCCTTCTTGAAGTCTGCGCTCCGATGCTGAAGAAGTACAAGGACTGGATGGAAGACCGCATCGTCCTCAACAAGGTCAGGACGGCGATAGCTCTGGTGAAGCACGTTGATGCTCCCACCGCTCAGATACAGGCGCTTCGAGACAACCTGGAGTCTGAGACGAAGGAGTCTGACCGCAAGAAGACGAAGATGCTGGAGAGGGGGACGGTCATCACCACCGGACCAAACGTCAAATATGAGCTACTCTCTCCCAACATCAATGCGAGCGACGTGGCAGAGGACGGAAGGAACATGCTCCTTTCCGTGGCAGCCGGAGTCGGCTTTCCGGAGATGATCCTTACCGCGGATTACTCGAATGCAAATTACAGTTCGACGATGATAGCCCAGAACCCCTTCGTGAGGGAGATCGAGGATTGGCAGGATTTTGCGGAGACCATCTACAGCGACATCTTCGGAGCCGTGATACAGAATGCCATAGATCACGGCCCACTCCCCAAAAACACTTCCACGGAAGTCGACGTAGAGTTTCAGCCCTTGATCCATCAGGACATCAAGCAGGAAGACGAGGCCATGGAGATCGAGTACAGGAACAAGGTTGTGAGCAGGAAGACCTGGCAGCTGAAGCGGGGCCTCGATCCGGAGACGGAGAAGGTCCACATGCAAGATGAGCAGGGGGATGATGCATACAATCCTATGGCAAATGAAGGCTGAAAGTGAGGACGAGATGAAGTGCTTGGTCCTGGGCGGATGCGGCTTTCTCGGCTCGCATCTCGTGGATGGATTGCTGGATGAGGGACATCGAGTCACGGTGTTCGACAAAGTTGACAGGGACACGAAAAACGTCAGCCACAACCTGGACAGGATAGGTCTGTTCGGAGGCGACTTCACCAACAAGAGCCATCTCCGAAAGGCCATCAGAGGGATGGACTACGTTTTCCATTTCATCAGCACGACCGACCCACAGTCTTCGACCCAAGACCCGATTTATGACGTTGAGACCAACGTGGTCCCTACCATGAATCTGCTTGAGATGGCAAAGTCCACCAGCGTAAAGAGGATCATCTTTGCATCGTCTGGCGGAACGGTTTATGGAGTTCCTGATGAGATCCCGATTACCGAAGACCATCCGACCGATCCGATCTGTGCGTATGGCATCTCAAAACTGATGATCGAAAAACACCTTCATCTGTATCATCAGCTTTACGGCTTGGACTACGTCAGTCTTCGTTTCTCGAATCCATACGGAGAGAGGCAGGACCCGGACAGGTCTCAGGGAGCCGTTGCCGTTTTTCTGAAGAAGATCGTGAGAGGAGATCCTCTGGTCATTTGGGGAGATGGCAGTGTCGTTCGGGATTACATCTATGTTAAGGATCTTATCAATGCATGCCTAAGAGCGATGGACTCAAAACAGACAAAGCACCATATATTCAATGTCGGAAGTGGAAACGGGTCCTCTCTGAACGATCTGATCAAAGTGATGGCACCGATTGCAGAGAAAGAGATCGAGATAAGGTATAAAGAAGAAAGGAGAATAGACGTTCCTGTGAATGTCTTGGACATCTCCCTGGCAAGAAAGGTTCTCAAGTGGGAGCCGAAAGTGTCGATTGAAGAGGGAATAAAAAAGTCTTACCAATGGATTTTGCAGAAGGAAGATAGATGACGGACATAAACACCCAACTGAGAAACCAGATCTTGAGGCAGGCTCACTACATTCGTAGGTTCGAGAACAATGCCATCCAGCAGGTCGTTCAGCCATTCATGGAGGCCAAGGCGATTCTCCATGCCAGGATGGCACAGGCGGAACTATGGTCTGGCTTCACCCGCGAATGGCGTATGCAGAGACTTCAGAACATGGTGGACGAGATCAATGTGGTGTTGGATGCTGCCACTTCCAGCTCCGTTGCAAACTTGATGGGCCAGTTGAACGAGTTTGCTGCGGTACAGGCCGGTCTGGCAGAGGGACCGTTGGCCGACGTTCTGGGCAGAGTGGGGATCGTCCTGAATAGGCTGCTTGCTGAACAGATCTTTGCGCTGGTGGAGCAGCCGATGCTGGGAGAGCTGTTTGGAGATCGGATGCTGTGGCACAACGCAGAGGCAGTAAGGGCCATCAGAGGTCGGTTGGCCCAGGCAGTGATCACCGGCGAGGACATGGCCACTGCTCGCAGGGAGCTGATCGGACTGGGCAGACAGATGGGCGGAAAATTGGGACGGATCCTCGTCGACAGGTCAGCGATGATAGCCAGGACGGAGATCCAGAGGGTGAGCAACAGTGTCAGCAAGGCGGTGTACGATGCAAATCAGGACGTGCTGAAGGGTATACAATATACGTCTACCCTTGATAGAAGGACATGTTTGGTATGCGGGAGTGATGATGGGAGAATATTTTTGTATGATAGCAACATTGCCGACGCTCCTATTTTGCCAAAACACCCCTTCTGCCGATGTTGTTATTCTCCCTGCACCAGATCTTGGAAGGAACTTGGGATAAACAGGGAAGAGTTCCCGAAGGAGACGATAGATAACATGGGCGGCCAGATTCCGTCGACAGTCACCTACCATGACTGGCTCAAGGCGCAGGAGCTTGAGTCCCCGGGCTTTGTAGAGGGCATCATGGGCAAGAGTCGCTATAGTCTGTGGAAGGACGGGAAGATCCAGTTCAGCGAGATGGTGAAGGACAATAGGCTACTGACTGTTGAGAAGCTGAAGGTGAAAGCTAAAAAGAAAAGATGATTAATGGAAATAGGAAGTTTTAGGGGAAATTATATATCTGCTTGGTAAGGGAAAAAGAAAAATAGCTATCTAACTATTAGTAATTAAAGGATTTTTCTTATTTGGTGAAGAAAAATGAGAAATATTTAGTTAGAAAGCGGTTGAATTATTTTTTAACTTTAAAGTTATTTATTATAATCAGAAGAAATGAAGAATTTTACCAATTTCCATAGTTCAGAACAGATTGCTGGAATCGTAAAATAGAAGGAGAAAGAAGTCGCCTTACGAAAATTTCCATAGCTGTCGTGTGCATGATCCGAAAGGATACACACGTTTCGTATATAATGCAAAGGTCAATCCCAACATCGTGATTGGCTTCAAGAAAGGTGGGGGTTCGGAGGCCCAGGCTTTCCGTTATCCAGTCGGCAAATGGACGGAGGCTGTTGCCAAGAAGCATTGCGATGGCAAGGGAGGCACTTTTGAACCGGCTGCCAAGAAAGAGCAGAAAGGGCAAGGCAAGGCACCGGCAGGGGCCGGTGGCACTGATGGATGTGCCTGTCCGAATGCGAAGTGCTCCGAGTATAAGAAGGCCGTTTCTCACGAGAGAGGCGTTCCTTGCAACAAGATCAAATGCTCTGTCTGCGGCACACCTTTGACAGGAGTCGGAACTGTGGGCTCGAAGCTGACTCCTAAAAAGTAGGAGAACTTTCTATGGACGAAAGAGATACTATAGAACATTTGCTCACCCTTCAGATAGAGGAGGGAGTTTCGGATAAAAGCTGGGCAGACGTGGACAAAAGCAAGCTTCCAAAATCAGCATTCTTGTGGATAGAGGGAGACGGGAAAACTAAGGATCTTTGGCATTTGCCTTACAAGGACGAAGCTGGCAATGTCAATCTCGGAGCCTTGAGGGCAATAGCAGCAGCAATAGCTGGTGCCAGAACAGGCAAGCCGATGAGCATCCCTGCTGATGTGAGGAAGAAGATAGACGATCTTTTGAAGAAGCACAAAATAGGCCAATATGCGAAGAAGCAGAAACTCCATTTGTTCAGACCTTTCGGATTGGGCATGCGTTACAGGGAGATATCAGAGCAGCTGTCGAATCCGATGGCAGATGTCAAGGAAGAGAACATAGACCCTGAAAACTACATGATCAAGAACGTCTGTATTTTTGGGAAGAGAGAAAGTGATAACGGCTATGTCTACACGGACAAGGCCATCGACTCTCTCGTCAGGCTTTCTCAGGGAGTGAAGTGCTTTTTGAACCATCCCTCGAAAAGTGAAACGAAGGACAGGGATGGCGTGAGGGACCTGAAGGACTGGGTCGGAGTCTATGATTCGCCAAGAAAAAACGGAGACAAAATCCATGCAGACCTTTTCGTGAGGGAGGCTTATTGGGATCTTGTGCAGGACATAGCTTTGATGCAACCCGCCAAGGTCGGAAACAGTGTCAACAGTCGTGTGAGGGTGTTCGTTGATGACAAGGGAAAGGAGTCCATAGTCGATGTAGACAAGCTTCATTCGGTCGACCTTGTCGCTTCCGGAGCCACGATAGATAATCTTTGGGAGAGCACAGATGAGAAGCTTGATGAGGAAGATGTGGAGCTTGCAGAGCAGCTGTCTTCCATCCTTGAAGAATACTTTCCTCGGCTGATAGGAGATATTAAAGAGGGTATCTTATCAGACAAAATCAAACAGGACGAGATCCGTAGTAAGGCCAGTTCGCTGATGTGGAAGGCCAACGACATGATCTACGATCTCATGAGAGACAAGAATGGTGAATTTAAGACCTTTTCTGAAAAGCGGAAGCAGATCAACAATGTTCTTGACGATTTGGAGAAGGAACTTGGAAAAATTTTGCCGAAAGTTAAGCCAGAAGAAGGCGGAAAGCCTGAACTGGCGCAACTGGCAGACCAACCGGTGGTAGTCTTTCCATCTGTTGTTTTGCCAGACTAAATCAAAATCAATAGGAGGAACCAAAAGATGGAAATAGGAATCGATAAATTAACGATAGAGAATATCAAGCAGTATAATCCTGTGCTGTTCAAGGCCATCCAAGAGAGCACCGATCCCAACGAGGAGATCAAGACTCTTACGGACAAGGTGGAAGCAGAGGCCACGACCAACCAGGAGCTGTCAAGGGACAATGAGGACCTCAAGAAGGAAAATGAGGACCTCAAAAAGGAAAATGATCAACTCAAAGGCGAAAACGACACATTCAAGGCTGAGAAGAGCCTGTCTGAGAAGAAAATAGCAGTCAACAAGCTTGTTGAGGAGGCCAAACTCCCAAAGGAGCTCAAGACTGAATTTTTCATGGAGAGTCTGCTCAAGCTTGATGATGAAGAGATTAAAAAGGCCATCGAAGAGCGACAACACATTGCCGAGGCCACAAAGGGCAAGGTCACGGAGTCTGGTGAGGAGTTTGTACTAGAGGGCGGTGCCAAGGTGACTGATGCAAAGAAGAAAGAAGTTGTCGAATCCATTCGAGCCTAAAAATAAGAAAAATGAAGGAGGAAATGAACTATGAACAGACATTTATACGGAGATATGCTGCCCATCAACGTCACAGTGCCTGACTGCGTTACCGTCAAGCCTGGAGACCTGATGATCGTCGCCAAGAGCGGCTGGATTGATCTTAACACGGCTTTGAGAGCCAAATCTGGAGGCACCAATTATGCCTATCCGTTTGCATCTGCATCTACTGTGGCAACGTCGGCATCTGGAACGACACGCCTCAACTTTTCTTTCTGTGGGGTTGCCTTGGACGACAGTCCTCACGGCAGCACAGACACAATCGCCTGTGCCACCGCTGGAGTGTTTGAATTTCCGCTTAAGGCGACGTCAGGCATCACTGTTGGCGCTCTTGCATTGGCTCATCCAACTGGCTTTTCAGCAACGTCGGGCACCACGGCTTCATACACCGTGCATCTGAATGCCGCTGGAGTTTCCATTGGTTGGGTGTGTGAAACGAAAGTTTCAGCAAAGACGGCCAGGATCGCCATCTGTACAAAATATGGTCGTGGAGCTATTGTGACAGGAGGCATGACTTAAAAGGCAGGTGTGTGGATACCAATCGGCACATAAAATGGCCAACGTTGTCGGTGGCAGTGGAGGCGAGGGGCTCGACCGAGATTGAGAAGGGAGATCTGATCTTCCTCGACAGGATGGATGGACTCAGAAACAACGGGACTTCCACCGCCAACAATTCAGCATATCCGTTCAGTATGATCGGTGGGGCGACCAAGACGTTGGCAAGCAACCAGAAGCTGGCTGCCGATAACTTTCTCGGGGTGGCGTCAGGTAGTTCTGATTCTGGCACGACCGAGAACATCGCGGTCGCCACGAGCGGATATTTCAAATTTCCGCTGAGGTCGCCGAAGACTTACAAGGTCGGCCAAGTGGCCATGCCGGCAGGATCTGGCACCTCGCTCTACAGCCAGAAGGTTGTGCTGTGGGAGTCCGGATCCACCTATCCTCTTGGTTATGCCAGGAGAGATGTGGTGAGGGGTGCAAGCATTACATTCCTTTTGAGGTCGATCATCGGCCCCGGAGGGAAAATTCAATGAGAAGGAGGTCATGAATCATGGCTTTTAACGAAAAAGGGAGAGGAAACTTAAAGGAGCTTTACGAGAGTCTGGGAGCCATAGCTGTCGTGGACATCATCATGGAGGCAATCCAAAAGGATGAGATCAAGCCCGAAGAGATATCCATCAGGGAGCTTTGGGATGCCTTTACCGACAATGCTCCGCTCATGAGGACCCCGAGGGGGGCACTCTATGTGGACACGGGACATAATTTCTATCCCGACGTTGGTCTGTGGGGTAGGACAAAGAGAGAGGCCGTCGGGACCGGCTCGTTCGAGAAGATCACCGGAGCCTTGATCAGCAAGACGATGATCGAGGGCTACAACAGCGTCGACACGATCGGGCAGTACTTGGTCACGGAGATGCCTGGTAAGCTGAAGAAGGAGACGATCACGGGAACGACCGCCCATGTCCTTCCTCTGGAAGTTCCGGAAGGCAAGGATTATGAGGGAACCGGCTTCGAGGAGAAGTATGTGACCATCAAGACGACAAAGTGGGGGAGGATCATCGACGTCACGGAAGAGTTGATCATGATGGATCAGACGGGCCAAATACTCCTTAAAGCCAAAGGAATAGGAGAAGGCTGTGCGGCCAAGAAAGAACAGTTGATCGTGCAGGGCTGCATCGACGCCAACAGCAATGTGTGGATGCCTGGCGACAGCGCCGTCGCCATCTACGGCAACGCGAGCACCACGACTGCGCACACGGGGGACAACCTGGCGGCCAGCAACCCCTTCGGGGCGGCAGGACTTGCGGCAGTGGAGAAGCTGGCGCACCAAATGACGGACGACAGTCCAGAGACGAACTACATGCTTGCCAGCATCATCGGCAAGCCGGCCCTGTTCCCCGTCGACCTCATGGAGGAGGCCTGGGAGCTGTCCAGTTCGCCGACGCACCCGGAGACTGCTGAAAGGGCACCGTCATACTGGCGCGGAAAGTTCGTGCCTTACACGTCGCCGTGGATCACTGCCAATTCGAGTTCATACTGGTACTGGGGTGACTTTAAAAGGTGCTTCTTGTGGATAAATGTATGGCCGCTGCAGACGATGGACGCCAAGCCTGGCCACTACAGGGAATTTGAAGCTGACATCAAATCTCGGCATAAAGTAAGATTTTATGGAGGGGTTGGTGCCCGCGATTTCAGATTCGTTTTTAAGAGTACTTAATCTAATAAAATCAATGGGTTAGCTGATGTTCTCATCTGGCTAACCCATTGCGAACGTCGACGGCCAGAAGAAGCTGATAGAATTGTTCGGCAACTATTGGCATGAAGGGGACGGTCCTCAGTGCAGGATCGACCACTTTAAGCAGTATGGATTTAGCACGTTGGTCGTCTGGGAGAAGGACTTTCTGGACGATCGAGAAGAAGTGCAAGAAAGGCTATCAGCCTTTCACGAAAGCCAAGCAGAGATGAGTTCGCGATATTCCTCTCCAACTTGGCTTTAAATAAAAAAGGAGGAATCGTAATTATGGGAAGACGAAAAACAAGACTTACCCGTTCGGGGGGTACAGCAGAACTTTACTACCTTACTACCTTGCCTGGTTCCGGAGTAACAATCGACGGTCCAAATGCGACATTGGGAGCCATAACTTTAACTGGTGATTTAACTGGTGATTTAACTGGTACTTTGACTGGTAATGTGACTGGCACTTTTCACGGTAGCGTGGATTTCGGCCAGGCAGCATACAAGGTCTACATGGGAGCACACGGATTAGGAGACAACGCGGGAGTGACAGCTGCCGGAGGAACGACCCTTTCTGCTGGCACTATCCAGTTCCTTACAGGATTAACTGCTATTCATTCACTCTCTGTATCTCTGGAAAGCAGCGCAACCTCGCAAGGCCATTCTCTCTTTCCAAGGGGTATGCACTATATGACTGGATATAAGACTGCCAGTGGCGTCACCGTATTTCTTAATACTATTAGTGCTGCCAATGTATGTGTACCTTGCACACCTGGTCTTCTAGACTGGACGGGAGCCACAATCCACTGGATGGCAGTGGGAGTTTAAGGAGGTAAATAGATATGGCACGTAAAAAGACAAGATGGACAAGATCTGGAAATACGATAGAAGCTTATTACCTTGTTACAAAACCCTCTGGAGTGACAATCGACGGGCCAAATGCAACAGCGACTGCTGACACATTTACTGGCAACTTAGTTGGAACTCTGACTGGAACAGTGGTTGGTGGTGATGTGACTGGAACCCTTCATGGAAGTGTGGATTTCGGCCAGGCAGCATACAAGGTCTACATGGGAGCGGAGCATCTGACATCAGGATCAGGAATTGCTGGAGGGACTCCTCTTTCTGCCGGCACCATACAGTTTACTACAGGATTGACCACCATTCATGCGATTCAGATATCTCTAGAGCACAGCGCAGCTTCGCAAGGGAATCCAACTTTCCCAAGACTGATACATCATGCGGTTGGATATAAGACTGCCGGCGGAGTTACCGTGTTCCTCAATGCCATCAGTGCTGCCGGCGTTGTTTCAGCCTGCACACCTCTCGGTTTTCCTGGCGCTGACTCATACTCGGGCTGTACAATCCACTGGATAGCAGTGGGAGTTTAAGGAGGTAAATAGATATGGCACGTAAAAAGACAAGATTAACAAGATCTGGAAATACGGTAGAAACCCATTACCTTACCACAAAACCTTCTGGAGTAACAATCGACGGTCCAAACGCTGAAATAATAGCCACGGATTTTGTTGGCGCTTTGGTTGGAACTACATCTCAAGATATAACTGCTGCCGCAACTGCGACACTTCATGGAAGTGTGGATTTCGGCCAGGCAGCATATAAGATCTATAGAGGAGCTTTTAGCCTGGTATCAGGAGCACTGAATCCTAGCGGTACGACACTTTCTGATGGCACTGTGCAGATTACTACCGGACTGACTACTATCCATGCATTTGTCTTTTCTTACGAGAGCAGTTCAGTTACCACGGGACGGGCAGATTATCCTCATGGAAGACACTTTCAGAGGAATGCCCTTGGTACTGGTGGTGGCGTTACCCTGCGTCTCAATACCATGGATTCGGCTGGCCTCTGTGCAACTTGTACTCCTGGAAGATCAGGCGTGACGGGATGGACAGGCTGTACAATCCACTGGATAGCAGTGGGAGTATGATCAAGGAGAGAAGGGCATCTCGCGATTGGGATGTCCTTTTTAAAATAGGGAGGTAAGATTATGGGATGGTTACAAAATCCAGCACCCCATGTGATACCGATATCTTTCACCACAGCTGCTTCTGGCACGACCACGTGGTCAGATCCGATAAGGATACCAGCCGGATATAATGCTTTCACTCTAAAGTGGGCTATCACTGGAGGAGGCAGAATCACATGGGTATATTCAATTTCTGAGCAGTATGCAGGGGACTATGTTATTCCTACTGGAGCATCAAAGATCGCCACAAGCGGGACAAGTATTACTGGAGAAGCTGCTGCTGGTACAGATGCTGCATATTTTGATCCAGAAGCTTGCCCATTTATGAAAATTGGAGCAGTTGAGTATACAAGTCAAGCTACTGCTCTTAATGCTTGGTTAATATTAGCGAGATAAAGGGGGTTTAAGATGGCAGCGAAAGCATTTCAGGATGATGATGGTAATTTATCCATCACAAGAATTGTGTGGGCTATTACTATTTTTACAATTATAGGAACTTGGTCTGGTCTGTGTTTTATGAAAGGGGAACTGTTCAATTTTACAGTTGGTGATGCCACGCTTATAAGTCTTCTATTTGGTGGCAAAATAGGTTCAAAATTTGCTGAAAAGTATAAAAAAGACTAATGGGGGATTAACGATGTATAAATTTAAAAGGATCTCTATAACTTTGGTTTTACTCTCTTTTTTACTCCTAATTGCTTGGAAGGGACAAAGATTTGATCCAAAAGAGCCAGGAGCAATCGGCGGCACTACGCCAGCAGCAGGCTCGTTTACCGACCTTGATGCAAGTGGAGATTTTACTGTAGGTGCAACCACTCGTGTTACTATGGGTGGGGATACTAATGATGATGGCATAGTCTTTGGCTCTCTCGGCACAGCTACGAAGGGGATTGACTTGTCGAGTAGTGGGTTGAGTGGGGCAGCGGATTACTGGGTTTGTGGTGATGCAAGCAATTTTTGGACTGCTTCTGGTCTTTTGCAGAGTACAGAAGCATGGACTTCCATTTTGCGAACCTATGGTCCAAATGTAGACCTCCAAATAACAACCCCTTGGGACGATGGGCATACTATCGTTACACTGGACGATAAGAATGATGGTTTTTTGCTTGGCAAAAACACAAGGGTAGGTCGTTGGGAAGGTAATGGAGTGTCCAATGGAACCTCAACTATCACTGATGTTGGAGGTGTTGCTCATGGTCTTTCACTTTCGGCAGGCATGGCTGTCCATATATCCAATACTGTTACAGCGGCAGATGAGGGGTGGTATCGTATAATCTCTGATGATGGAACGTCTGTTGTGTTAGACAGAGCATTAACAGGGTCACAGACTGATCTAAGTGTCTGCTTTTACGGTGATGTAATCGGAGTCTTTTCGACTGACGGAACCAACGGTCAGAGGATTATGAACTACTCTGCACAAGACAAACCTTTGCAGATTGGTGGAGATGTATTGAAAGCTACAGCAAATGTGGGCAGTGAGGATGTTGCTATTGGTAATTTACTCTATATACATAATGCTGATACAGACCCAGCGGGGAATCCGGCTAATGGCTGTATGATACACGCAAAAGATGTGACCGGAAGTTCTGAATTATTTGCCTTAGATGAGTCTGGCAACAATCCTCAATTAACCCCGCATAATTTTGGTCTTTTTCAGCCAGACCCAAATGAAGCATATCCCTGGTCTTACTATGCAGAAAATAAGGCACTTGGGAAAAAGATTAACGTAGATATGGCAGGTGCAATAAGAGCGATTGAGGAACTCACAGGAAAAACCTTTATCTATTATGCAGATATACCCAAGTCCGTTGACCTTGAAGCTGCATACAAAGAGCAATGGAAGAAAGAGTGGATAAAAGAGAATACCACTGAAGTTGAAGTTACGAAAGAAGAAGCCTTTGAGATGGTGGAGGTTGATGAACGAGTGCTGTATGAAGTGGTCAATCCGAAAACCGGCAAGGTAACTAAACAAGGCAAAAAGCTCGGTGAAACTATCACAGGCTATGAGCTTGTTGACGGTGAGGTAAAGCCAAAGATTGAGATTGTGTGGGAGATGAAGAAGGTACAAAAACCACAATTAAAAAAAGGTGTGGAATTTAACGAAACTGATGGCAAAGTCTACACAAAGAATATTCCCACGGTTGCACAGGCAGAAATAGCAGCGCAGGCAGGGTTTGCTTTTGAAGCTCCGAAGTGGATTAAGGATAGATTAGTAAAGTCAAAGGAGGCTCTATGAAACGATATATTATACTTATGACACTGTGCTTATCTCCATTTCCGTAGAAGTGCTTGGAAAAATAAAAGCTGTTTCCGATAAACAATAAACAAGAAAAATTACTTATATTCTAAACAGAAAGGAATATAAATGGAATGGGTTTTTTATCTGATAGTAATTGCTCCTATGATTTTCGCTCCAATGGTGCTCTTCGACATCTTCAGTCTTCCGCAGACGGCTCTCCTCTGTTTGCTTTCCGGCATCGGGATGATCCTGCTGGGGACAGGAGAGATCCTTCTTGATCTTCCGGTATTGCTCTCTCTTTCGCTGATTGGATACATGGCGGTCAATACCTTTTGGACCGAGGTCCTCGACGGAGCCAGGAAGGAGTTTGCCGTCCAGCTTCCTTTGCTCTTGGTCTTCATCCTTGCCGTCCATCTGGATCCCTCTTCCCTCTTCTCTGTTTTGATCGTAATGTATGGCGCAGGCTCCCTGGTTCAGCTATATGCCTTTGGGCAGACATTTGGGATCGACTTTGTCTTTCCCACCAGGCTCAAGATGGATTCCAAGGACAAGAGGCCGATCAGCACCATAGGGAACATGAATTTCTTCGCCAGCTACATCCTTCCCATGTTCTGGCTGGGGATCTACCTGTCCCTGTCCGTGTCATTCTTTTTCCTCTTCGGAGTCTCGTTGACCTGCTTCCTGCTCTGGAAGACCAAGTGCAGAGGAGCATTGCTCGGCCTGATAGGCTCCGTCTATGGCTTTTTTCTCTTCCTCTCCTTTGGAAATTTTATAAGCATAAACTGGCTGAAGGCGTTGATCCCCTTTACCGTCTTGACTGGAGTTGTCGTGGCTGCCTGGCTGTGGAAGAATTGGGAGAGGATAAACAAGGAGAGGATAAACGGGAGCAAGACCACC